CTCGCGATCGAGCAACAGGATTGCGCGCAGCGCTTGGCGCTGGCGAACGGCTATCCGCCCGAGCTTGATCGGCGCTGCGCAGCGCTCGACGTGCCCTACCGCAAGGACCCGGAAGCACGCAAGGCGATGCTTCGTTTAGCGCGCCTGCCGACTGAAGATGCGACAAAGAAGAAGCGCAAGAAATCAAAGCCCGTTGACCCCGCACAGTACGCGCACGATCTCGCACTGCTGGTCGAGCGCTGCAAGACCGACGTGGCCGCAACCCGCGCCTGCTACGAACACACGCGCCCCGGTCATAACGACCTGTCACTGCGACCGCTGTCGCCGCGAGAGCGTCAGCTCTTACTGCTCGACGCCAAGATCAACGCGCGCGGCGTCCACTCCAATATCGCGTTTCTAGAAGCCGCCCGCGCCTTCGCCATCTGGGAGCGCAACGCCGTCAACGTCCGCCTCAACGAGCTGACCGCCGGGGTCGTCACTTCCGTGTTTCAGCGTGATCGGATTGTAAAGCTGATCAATGACCGCGGTCACAACATGACCGGACTCACCAAGTGCTCGGTCTCTGCCACGCTCGCCCACAAGCCGGAAGACTTCGTGCGCGAATTGTTGCAGTTGCGCCAACGCGGCGCCTATACCAGTGCACAAAAGATCAAGAAAATCCTAGCATTCACCGATCCCGATGACCGCCGGATTCGCGGCGCATTGCGTTACCACGGCGCCCATACCGGCCGCTGGTCGAGCATCGGCACGCAATTACATAATTTGCCGCGTAACGATGCCGAACTTCCCGCCAGCTTGGTCAACGCGGTACTCGAAGGCGATCACGCTAAACTCGCGCGCTGGGGCAACCCCCTCACCGTGCTCGCCGGGCTGATGCGCGCCGTGATCTGCGCCGCCCCCGGCCACACACTCACGTGGGCCGACTTTGCCGCCGTCGAATCACGAATTCTCGCGTGGCTCGCCAACGAGACGTGGAAGCTCGGCGCCTTCCGCGAATACGATCAAAGCGGTGACGAGCGTCTACACCCGTATCGCCGCATCGCCGCGCAGATGCTGCGCAAGGATGTGCTCGCCATCGTCAAGCCCGAGCGCCAGCTTGGGAAAAACGCGGAATTAGCCTTCGGCTACGGCGGGACCGTCGGAGCGTGGCAACGCATCGCCGGTGACGACGGCCGCAGCGAGGCAGAAATAAAAGCGATCAACCGCCAATGGCGGAACGCGCACCCGCAGACGCTCCGATTCTGGGAGCGACTGGGGCGCGCCGTCCGCAGCGCCATCCATACCCGGCAGGCGGTCCGGGTGAACCCCGCGCCAGCACCATCGATCATCGCCGAATTCGACGGCAGCACGCTCGCCCTCGAATTGCCGAGCGAACGCGCTATTCTTTATCCCGGCGCGCGGCTGGTGCCAAACCGGAAGTTCGAGGATGGCGACCCGGATGTCGAGTATTTCGACAACTCCCAAGGTCAGTGGCAGTACGCCCGCGCCTGGTTCGGCGTTCTGGTCGAGAACGTGGTGTCCGGCATCGCGCGCGACCTGCTCGCGGCCGCGCTCTTGCGCATGGACGCCCGCGGCTGGTCAATCGTCTCCCACTGCCACGACGAGATCACGGTCGAGATGCCCGAGGGCGCGCTGTCCGACAGGACATGCTCGCGGTCATGCTCGAATCCCCGCCATGGGCCGCGGGCCTGCCGCTGGGCGGCAAGGTGCACTCCGGGTCAATCTACTTCGAGGGGCCGGCAACCGCCGAGCCGCCGCTGCCGACCGAGACGCTGACGGCCACCGACGACGCCGTGGTCCTGGTCGCAAGCAACGCCACGACGGAGGCGGAGCGGGCGCTCGACGCCTTCGTCGCCAGTGCCGAACCGCTGCCCGCAACCAAGGAGGTCGAGCAGGGCGCAGAGGAGGACTTCCTCGCCAGCCTCGACGAAACCACCGCGCCGCTCACGGACCTCGTCTCGCTGCCGATGGATTCGTCGCATCGGGTGTCGTGTCCGTTCCACGACGATCCGAATCCAAGCTGTCGAATCTATCCAGATCACTTCCACTGCTTCGGTTGCGGCGAGCACGGCGATCGCCTCGCTTGGTTGACGCGGGTCGAAGGCATGACCCGGAGCGAAGCCTTGGACACGCTGCACGACTGGACCGGCCCGAAAACGACGGAGCAGAAGCAGAGCGACGAGCAGAAGCTCGACTTCGCCCTCGGTATCTGGAATGCAGCGCAACCGCTCTGCGGCACGCTCGGAGGGCGCTATCTATCCGAGACCCGCAAGATCGATGTCAGCAAATTACCGCCGGCGATCAACGACGCGTTGCGATTCCACCCGCGCTGTGTCTTCGGTGCGGGCCAGCATCACCCCTGCATCATCGCTCTGATGCGCGATCCGGTGACGGACGCGCCGGTCGGAATCCAACGCATTGGTCTGACCCCTGACGCCGCGAAGATCGATCGCCGCATGCTCGGTCACCAGGGCGTCGTCAAGCTGTGGCCGGCCAACTCGCTGCTCGTCGTTGGCGAGGGACTGGAAACCGTGCTCGCGGCCGCGACCTGCATTCCTTACTGCGACGCGCCGTTGCAACCGGCCTGGGCGGTGCTGTCGTCCACCGCGCTCGGACGCTTTCCGGTGCTGCCCAACGTCGAGCGGCTGATCGTTCTCGTCGACCACGATCTCGCGGGTAAAACCGCCGCGTCTTACTGCGCCGCGCGCTGGGAACGCGCCGGACGCAACGTCACTCAACTCACGCCGGACGAGCCCGGATTCGATTTTAACGACATCATCATGTCGGAGTGAAATATCATGGCCAAGAAAAGCTTCACGGCAACGACTCCGACCTCGACGACGAATCCGACATGCGGCGCAGTGACCCTCGATGACTTCGTCGCGTATCTGCCGAAGCACGTCTACATCTTCACACCGTGTCGTGAGATCTGGATCGGAGCTGGCGTCGACGGCTGTTTGCCGCGAATACAAGTGTTCAACGCAAATGGCCAACCGCTGCGCAAGAACGGAAAACTCGTGTTCGAGCTGGCGACGAAATGGCTCGATCGCAACCGCGGGATCGAGCAGGCGACGTGGTGTCCCGGTCAACCGATGTTGATCAAGGACCGCATCGTCGTCGACGGTGGTTGGATCGAGAAGAAGGGCGTCACCACCTTCAATTGGTATCGCCCGCCGCGGATCGATCTCGGCGACGCCAGTAAAGCGCGACCCTGGATCGATCACGTCCACAAGCTGCTTCACGCCGAAGGCGACGCCGAGCACTGCATCAATTGGTTCGCGCACCGCGCGCAGCACCCGGCCGAGAAGATCAACCACGGCTTGGTGCTCGGTGGCGACCAGGGCATCGGCAAGGACTCGATGCTAGAGCCGGTCAAGCACGCGGTCGGGCCGTGGAATTTTCACGACGTGTCGCCGACCCACTTGCTGGCGAACTTCAACAGCTTTGCCCGCTCCGTGATCTTGCGGGTGAATGAGGGTCGCGACCTCGGTGAGATCGATCGGTTCAAGTTCTACGATCGGACCAAGATCTACACCGCCGCTCCGCCCGACGTGCTGCGGGTGAACGAAAAATTCATGCAAGAATTCTACATCTTCAACGTGCTCGGCTTCATCCTGACTACGAACCACAAGACCGACGGGATCTACCTGCCGGCCGACGATCGGCGGCACTACGTCGCCTGGTCGGAGCGCAAAAAGGAGGACTTCGCTCCGGGCTACTGGAATGACTTGTGGAGCTTCTACGCTGACGGTGGCCTCGAACACGTCGCCGCCTACCTCGCCGAGCGCAATCTCAGCGGATTCGACCCGAAAGCACCCCCGGCAAAGACGGCCGCGTTCTGGAGCATTGTCGGGGTCAACCGGGCGCCGGAGGACGCCGAGCTGGCCGACGTGCTCGACAAGCTCGGCAAGCCCGACCCCAAGGACGACCCGACCACGATCATCCCCCCGGACGCGGTGACGCCCGATGATCTGATCGCGGCAGCAAGCGGCAGCGGCTTGTCCGAGTGGCTCATGAATCGCAAGAATCGGCGGGCACTTCCGCACCGGCTTGAGAACTGCCACTACACCTCAGTGGACAACCCAATCGCCAAAGACGGCCTGTGGAGGGTCTAGGGCAAACGCCAAATCATCTACGCTAGAACGGTTTTAAGCCCGGAAAAGCGGCTAGCCGCCGCTAGAGACCGAGCGGCCCGTCAGTGATCGCGTCACCGATATCAGTCAAATCAGTGATTCCTTACTTGTTGTTTTATACCCTAAACCATTGTCAGAGCTTCAAAAAATATAGGAAAAAGAGGAGGAAGGAAATACAAATAGAGGATCACTGACTATACTGACGGGAGCTGTCGCCGCCCGTCTTAAAGAGGTCGCGATCGACCCGGTTGCGGGCACCTCGGGTCGGGACTAGCGTCGTCTCATGTGATCGGAAACAACAGACCCGGACACCGTAGACCAGCACCGTGGACCGACGATCCCCGGACCTGGTACCAGCTCGAGCGCTGGCGTCGCCTGCGCAGGCACCAGCTCAGGATTGCGCCGCTCTGCGCCATGTGCCTGCAGCGCGGTCTGGTCAGGCCGGCAACCGTCGTTGACCACGTCGAGCCACATCGCGGTAATTGGAACCGATTCCTGACCGGCAAGCTGCAGAGCCTGTGCGAGCACTGCCACAACGCCGACAAGCGCATGGCCGATCTCGGCAAGCCGCGCGCGACCATCGGCGAGGATGGCTGGCCGACGTGATCGGTCCAGCAATTCCTTCGAGCCGGGGGGGAGGGTAAGAAATTCCGGTGCGCCAAGGCCTGCGGCGCGCGCGTGCCGCACGTACGCTAACGTGGTCAAGCCCGCCTTCCGCGTGTTACGCTGCGGCCGTTCGAACGAGGGCTCCTCCGATGCCGCGCAGAGCCGCCGCCGAGCTCGCTGTCGTTCCCCGCCTTCCCGGGCGGGGTCGCCCGGAGCCGCCGGCCGACCTCGATCCCGTCGAGCAGCGGATCTGGCGCGAGGTGGTCGACGCTCTCCCCGATCACTGGCTCGATCCCGCCGGCCAGCACGTTCTTCGCCGTCTCGCTGCGCAGGCGGCCGTCGCGGAGCGGCAGGAGGCGCGACTGCGTCAGTTGCGGGCAGCGAGTCGAGACGACGGCGAGGACGCCGTCGCGCTCGCGGCTCAGCACGGCGCGATCGCCAAGAACGTCGCCCACCTCCTCGACCAGTTGCGTGCTACACCCAAGTCGCAGCTGCGATCTCGGACCGCCGGCTCGAGAGCAGGGCGGGCTCCGGGGTGGCGCCCGTGGGAGATTCGCGATGGCCAAGCGGCGCAGACCGAGCCGTGACGAGGTCACCGGCGCCGACGTCATCGCGTTCATAGAGACCGTCTGCTTTGTCCCCGAGGGCAAGTTCGTCGGCCAGCCGCTGAAGTTGCAGGGCTGGCAGAAGGACTTCATCCACCAAATTTACGACAACCCGCACGGTACTCGCCGCGCGATCCTCAGCGTCGGGCGAAAGAATAGCAAAACGACTTTGTCTGCCTGCCTATTGTTGGCGCACTTGTGCGGTCCACCGGCGCAGAGCAAACCGAATTCGCAGCTGTTCTCCGCGGCGCAGTCGCGCGAGCAGGCGGGAATCATCTTCTCGCTGGCCTCCAAGATGGTGCGGCTCAACCCGGAGCTGGCGCGGATCGTGATGATCCAGGAGACCGCGAAGTCGCTGATCTGCTCCGAGTTGGGTACGCGCTACCGCGCGCTCTCGGCCGAAGCCTCGACCGCATACGGATTGTCGCCGAGCTTCACCGTGCACGACGAGCTCGGGCAAGTCCGCGGTCCGCGCTCTCCGCTGTACGAGGCGCTGGAGACCGCGACCGCCGCCTCGGTCGACCCGCTCTCGATCATCATCTCGACGCAGGCGCCGACCGACGCTGATCTTCTCAGCGTGCTCATCGACGACGCGCTGGCCGAGCACGACCCGCGCACGGTGGTCAAGTTATACACGGCCCCGCCGGAGCTGGACGCCTTCGACGAGGCCACGATCAGGCTGGCGAACCCGGCCTACGGCACGTTCCTCAACCCGCGCGAGGTGCTCGATATGGCGGCCGCGGCCCGGCGCATGCCGTCGCGGCAGGCCGAGTTCGAGAACCTGATCTTGAATCGCCGCGTCGAGCCAACCAATGCGTTCATTGCGCCGGCGGCGTGGAAGGCGTGCGGCACGGAGCCGGGTCCGCTCGATGGACTTACCCTCTACGGCGGGCTCGATCTGTCAGCGACCGCAGACCTGACCGCGCTGGTTCTGATCGGTAAGCGCGACGGCAAGTGGCGGGTAGCGCCGACGTTCTGGTTGCCGGGCGAGGGCTTGTCGGAGCGCTCGACCATCGATCGAGTGCCGTACGACTTGTGGCGGCGGCGCGGTTTCTTGCAGACGACGCCGGGAGCAACGGTCTCTTACGAATTCGTCGCCAACCAACTGCGCGAGCTGTTCGATCGCTATAAGATCGACAAGATCGGCTTCGATCGCTGGAATATGAAGCACTTCACGCCTTGGCTGCTCAAGGCCGGGTTCAGCGAGCAGTTCATCAAGGATCACTTCGTCGAGTTCGGCCAGGGCGTCGCGAGCATGTCCCCGGCGCTGCGCGACCTGGAGCAGGTCATCCTTGAGGGCCAGCTCGCGCACGGTGATCACCCGGTGCTGAATATGTGCGTCGACAACACCGTGATCGCGCTCGACGACGCTGGCAATCGCAAGCCGTCGAAGAAGCGCAGCACGGGCAGGATCGACGGCTTGGTGGCGTTGACGATGGCGGTCGGCGTTGCGCCGTTGAAGACGCCCGCTATAGATGTTCGAGCCCTCATAGGGTAACGGGGTTGCGATGACTGATACCGATCACCCGTGCTGTGCGCGCCAGCTTCGAGAGCATCCACTATGCAGATATTGCTCAGAACGCGGCATCGTTTCGCGGGCGACAGTTTGTGACTACCGAAATGAGGGTTGGGTGTCCTTGTGCGGGGAGTGTGCGACGGTCACGGCGCGCATGATCGCTCTGTACGGCTTTCGTCTTGACATCGGTCTCGACGGTTTGCCGCTCGATCCAAAACACCCGGTCTACGCGCGGGGCCGGTAAAGAAAAGGCCCCGGGACAAGGAAAACCGGGGCTAGTTTAGAAACCTGACTTGATGACGCCTTCGACTTTAATCCGGGAGGCGTCTCATGTCGACAATCCCCGCGTCCCCCGCCGGCGGGCTCCATCCCAATAGGTCCACTGCTTTCTTGCGACGACTTGCGGCTCGTCTGATCCTCGACGAACTGCGGCACAAGCCGCCGATCACTTTGCCCGGCCGGTCCGCGGTCGCGACTCTGGTCGAATCCCGCCCGCCGCCGGCGGCGGTCGTCCGTGGGTGGGGGCCGAATCTCAATTGCGATGGCCAGGGGAACCGCAACAGCGTGCCGGAACCCGGCGACCTCATCGGCCCCTACAGTCACGAGGGGTTATTGCGGATGCACGATCGCTTCGTCGCGCGCATGGAGCGTGCGTTCGCCGGCGGCGGGGAGAGCCGAGCGTCCGCCGCGTCGTATCAATCGGAAAAACACGTTGGAGGTTACGGCATGCCCATCGCGCTGACCGACGCGCAGCTCGCGACGCTGCGCCAGTTCGCCACGCCGATTCCGCTGCGGCTGCGCGACGCGTATCTGCGCAGCGTGGCGCGCCGGCTCGCCGGCGTCGAGATCGGTGACGGTGTCGTTCACGCCGCCTGCATGGCGGCGCAGCGCGAGGTTTACGCGCATCGCGATCGGCAGGTCGTCGACGGCCGGGGTCCGTAGTCGGTGGGCGGGCTGACCGTGGCGTATCCTCGACGAGATTCGCCGGCGCGAGGTTGGTGGGCTGATCGACTTGCCGAAGCCGTCGCCGCTCCAGCCTGGAGCCCAGGTTCAGAAGCGGGCAGCGGAAGTCCTGGGAGCGGGTCGAAATTTTGCTGCCCTCTCGAATGCGTCGGCCGGTGGCGACGACGAGTGCGCTAATCCGCGGCTAGGTGCTTGCGGTCATGACGTGGGTTTGCAGCACGATGGCATGGGCCGCCGCCTCCACATCTCTCGACACCGTCTCAGCTACCCATACTCCCGGCGCACGTCGAAAAAGCCGATGCAAGTAATAGTCGGCGTAACCAGCGAGGCGGTCCGGCCTGTCAGCAGATAAGGCGACGAAATTTATTTCAGCGGCAGCTCAGCTTTTTAATGCGTCAGGTTGATCGTGACGTTCTTCCTCTGCGTGTAGCTCTCGAGCATGCCTTCGAGGGAGACTATTCATTTCGTCTTGAAGAGGTTGTTCCCAACGATCGCCACTGCCGTAGCTGCCCATTGAAGGCGCATTGTTGCCCAAAGCCGCCTTTTCGCAGGGTGCCGCGCAGCATCTACGAGGACGCTCGCGACGTTGCTCGCACGTTAGCCAAGACGGAAGCATTCGAGCGATCGCGCCATGACAGAAAACGCATTGAGATGCTGTTTGCACATCTCAAACG